GGCGAGACTTTATTAACTCAAGTTTTGGACACGTATTTTCAGTAAACTTTATCGCCGTAGATGTGGTAGTATCCGCTTTTATCGGATTAGTTCACTTCCTGTTTGGCTTCAATCACTTATTCCTTGCTGCTTATGCGGTGCTGATATTCTTTGAATGGATTACCGGCGTATCAGCATCATTTAAGCGTGGAGAACGACACGAGAGTCGCAAATTTGGACGTATGCTACTGAAGATGCTCACTTACTTGGTGCTGATATATGTGCTACATACTTTTTCGGCTAATATCAGCTTTCCTACGATAGGTGATTTTGAGTTCGACCCTTTCCATTGGCTCTATTGGGTGGTGCTGCTTGCTATTATATGGCAGTTAGTAGTGAGTCTATTAGAGAATTTGGATTGTTTAGGGTTTAGGTTCGCTGGAATACTGCTGAAGATTATCAACAAAAAATTCTTTAAGATGTTTGACCTTACTGAAGAAACTGAGAATACTAATACCTAATACATTATGACACCGAAAGAATTTATAAAGCAATACAAACCTTTTGCGCTTGAAACGGAGCGTAAAACGGGTATTTCGCACCTCTTTACCTTGGCACAAGCCGCGTTGGAAAGCGGGTGGGGAGAACGTACTTTTGGCAATATGCTTTTTGGAATAAAAGCAAGACCTGAAACGCCTGCCGATAAAAAGCAATTGTTGCGTACTACTGAAGTGTTATTGAATGCAAATGCTGTATTTCCTAAGATAATCAGCATTAAGAAGCGAGCAGATGGCAAATACACTTATACTGTGTTAGACTGGTTCAGGAAGTATGAAACTCAAGAGGAATGCTTTACAGACCACGCGCAATTCTTTTTCAAAAACAAACGATACGCTAAGGCTTTATTAGTAAAGAGCGACCCTTACAAGTTTGCAGAAGAAGTAGCAAAGGCAGGTTATGCCACTGCTCCAAACTATGCTGATAGTTTAAAGAAGTTAATCAAAACGATAGAAGAATATGACAGCAGAATTTAAAGAATTAAAAAAGGAATTGGACAGCTTACTTACAAAAGTAGAGCAGTTGCCACGTACAAGAGAGTTATCACTTGTTATTACCAAGTTAGAAGAGGGCACAATGTGGCTTGAAAAAGAAATCAGAAAACAAGAAAAGTAGTTATGAATAGGATAATCATTGCATTATTAGCGTTCCTCTCCTTCATAGGGTGTAGGACACGAAAAACGACAATTGAGGAGCAAAAGCGGGTACAAAAGGAGCGTTTTATAAAGTATAGGGATAGTACAGCTGTTTTGCAGCAAAACGCTCAAACCTTGCATCTTGATACGCACACCTTACAAGAATATGAGGTAACCCTTGAAAGTGATAAGGATAGCGTGGGGAATAGTAAGGAGTTGGTGTATTACCGCATTAGGAACGGTGATAATGAGATGATAATGGTAACAGGTGGAAAGGTGAGAATTACAGCTAAAAGCAGCCTTTCTAATAGTCTGATAGAGGCGAAGGCTACCCTTACTAATACGGTTATACAAGGCTCTAAGGAAGAGCGAAGGATAAGCGAGGCTATAACGATGGCTTATAAGACAAAAGAGGTGAAAGGAATAGTAATAAGATGGTGGTGGATAGCAGTTGTGCTGCTGGCTGTGTGGATAGGTTGGCGGTATAAGGTATTTAGGTTTTAAGAAAGTGAAAGAAAAAAGGCTATTAGCGTGGTGCTGATAGCCTTTTTTGATTGATGATTAGTTAGCGATTTACTGCTCCGCTTGGCTTTTATCATTAGTGTTTTGACCATTGATGATAGCAGCGCAAGTCTCGTGAATGTGCTTGTAGAGTTCAATATCTGAGGGTTGGAAATTGTCGTTTTGGATATTGAAGCCTTGAGCGGTTGCTGTACCCTGAATGGGGGTTGCGTATTGGTTGCTATCGCTGGTACGAGTTGCTGAAAAAGCGACTGCTGTAGGGGTAGTATCTTTTTCGTTTTCGTAAAAATAGGTGATGGTAACACCTTGCACGGTTTCTTGTGCTGTAGTACGGGTTGTTTGTTGAATGATTTGCATAATATTTGAATTTATTAATTATTCTCTGATGAGGTTTGTTACAATACCATTGGTAATGATTAGATAGTATCCGCTGCCAATACCCACTTTTCCGGAGTGTCCTTTTTGACCATTCATTATTATTTCACCATAGAAGTTTGTTTTTCCATTTATTTTGACATCTCCTTCTATTATATCAAGAGCAACAGATTCTTCTTGTCCCCATATTGCTTTTAATATAAGGGCTGTACTTTTTCGTCCGCCTCTACTTTCTAACTTCATTGCAGAGTGGGTTGTATCATTAAACCCTGATGTAAAAACATCTATAGCTGATTTATCTACTGTTTTAAATATTTCAGGGTCATTTATTCGCACTTGCGTTGTACGACTGTCTTTTCCTCTTCCCATAGCCCTTATAAGACCTTCAGATGCGATAGTAAGTCCGTTTGCTTTTAAAGAAGTTTCGCTTGCACTTTCTATTTTGAAATTTCCTATTTGTCCCTTTGAAGCATATATACTTCCATCATCTTGTACTCTAAAAGGGGCTCTTTCTTTATCACTATAGTTAGCACCTGCAAAGAAACGAATAGATTTTCCATCAAGTCCAGCCCCATTGATACCAGCATTGCCGCCTAATGTGTTGCCTACAGTGAGAGCTCCAGTGGTGATGGTGTTTTTTACGATTTCTGTACCATTGGTATAATCAGCACCTTTGCTAAACATTCCATTGATAAACTTAACATTTGCTTTTTCGGCTTCGGTGAGGTTCATTGCGTTTTTGTCAATGATACCTAAATCTACCATTGTATCCCATACATCTTCAGGAGCGGGTGACCAGTCAGTGGGTTTGTTGCCTTTTTCTAATTTCATATCGCAAATAAGAATGTTTCCTGCCCCTTGAGTAACTCTATCATTGCCTCCTATATGTATGTTAGACTTTAAATTACCTTGTGGTCTGAACGTTATAACTACTTTTTTCCATTCGCCTAAATTCCCTGTAACATTTAGAACAGCTAATGGATTTTCCCAAGATTGAGTGTTGTTTAAGTAAAATACTGCATTAGTTGTAGTTTCTAATTTTATCCAACAGCTAAAAGTGTACTCGGTATCTTCTGTAAAAGTAAATGGTCTATGTATATCCCAATTTCTTCCTGATAAGTATATTCTTGTTGCTACATTTCTACCATTGTAAGATTGTAAATTTCTTTCTACAATGTGTCCATTCTGATATAACCAACCATTAGAATCATCAAAAGATTGAGACTTCAACAATAAATTTCTTCCTCCAACATTCAATTCATCTACTTTTTGCTGGGCAAAAGTTTTAGCTTGCTGGAGGTTTTGTTGGAGTTGTAAAATACGCGCTTGTTGCTCAGCTGTTATGGCTATACCTGCTTGCTTATTAGCTTCGGCTATAGCTTGTGCTTTGGTGAGTTCGGTTTGGGTACGTGCGTAGGCTTTAGTAGCGGTTTGGGCAGCAGCGATGGCTGCTTGGCGGGCTTGCTGCTCTGTTTGTATTTGCATTTCGAGGTCTTCAGGAGCAGGAGACCAGTCGGTGGGTTTGTTGCCTTTTTCAATTTTTATTGACGAAACCAATACTTCTCCATTATATTGATAAAACTCAAGAAAACCAACCGAAACACCATTGCCGAGACACATTCCTTTTGGGTTATAAATAGTATATCTGTGCCATAGGTTATCACTAATTAACACACCATTATTACTATATTCAGTAAAGTCTTTTATGTTATTAGTATTTTTACTGTTATTTGCTGAATTAATAAATTTTACCCACGCATTAGTTTTTGCCCAAAAAGATATAGTTACAGGCTCGCCTATGATATCTGGGGCTTCAGTTTTAATGCCTTGCCATTCTCCTGTAATTTTTCTTACTACATTACCATTGAACTTTTCATCTACAACTTCTAAACCCTTTCCATTCCAATTCCTTACCATAAAATATGGTGCAAAAGAAGCATTTATACTAAAATCTTTTGATTCTCTTAATAGGTTACGTCCTCCTACTTGGATATTGCTTGTTTGTTCGTTGGTGTATTGTTTCAGTTTGTTTTCCAATGAAAGTAAATCAGGATTTACAAGCTGCTTTATTTCGGTTTTGTTGCCGTCTGTGATTTGTAAGTTAGCTTTTATCCTGATTTCATTGTCTAAGAGTTCAATGTATTGCTGTCCGTTGCCTGATGTTATTTTATCGGTTTTGATTTGTCCGCCGGTGATTTCGGTAAAGCCGTTGAGCTGGGCTATACCGCGCTCGCCATTGTACTCGGAATTGACGGTGGCATATAGGAAATGGTAATAGCCTGCTTCTTGTTCGATGTCTATCTTGGTTTCGGATAGGACAAACTGGGCGGTTTCTACGACTTTGCTCGCTTTGATATATAGGTAGTAGGTTTTTGCCTTATCGTCTAACCTGCCTGACACAAAGGCTGGTGCGTACCAATATTTATAGTCCGCTGCTGAATAATTGGGCTTAATGTCGGTAGTACCTAATGCGTAGTGCTTTATCCAACCGCTGCCTGCGTTGAGTTGCTTTGTCGCTTTATCAAAATAGAGGCTGTGGGGCACGGTGATAGGGGTTGCTTTGCTGCTGACAAAGACAAATTGCCCTGACTTGTTGCCTACTAATGCCATCATCGTCTGTACAGTGGCAGGAATGATGCTTTTGGTGTATTCGGGGAAGGCTTCTTCTACCTGCTTAATGGTCTCTAAGGCGTTGCGCCAGCTGCGTTTGGTTTCGGATAGGGTACGCTTGTTGAGTTCGCCGAAATATACTTCTTGGTTTTGGAGTTTGCGTATTTCGGTGGCGAAAGACTGCCCTTGTACCTTGTTGGATAGTTCTATTTGTGGACTGTAAGGATTGTTTACATATTCTTTGAGCCCCACGATGCGAATGGCTACGGGGGTACGCTGAAACTCGGTGTCAGAGAAGTGGATATATGCGCCCATTTTAAGCCGTCCACCTACATTAGCCCAATGTTTTTTTGCCCAAATGCCGTCTAAATCGCCGGTGAAGGTGAAGTGGTCGGCGCGGTTTTCGTATAGGTATTTGCAGGCTTCTTTCATCATCTCCCAGCTTGCTCCTGATTGGGTGGCATTGTCGCAAATATAAGCATTAGGCATTTGCATATTATAGACGGAATACTCATCGCCTATGGCTGGCTTAAATATATCATTGGGCATTGTGGTGCCATCTTCTTCCTCGGGTACTATTTCAAAGCGGCGTGTGCTATGGTTGTAACCGCTGCTGTGCTCATAACGGCTTATTCCAAACTCACGCCCTGAAAGCATACCACTTTCAAAGTATATCACCATCTTTTCGCCTTTGATTTGGAGGTCTGAAAAGTTGAGGGCTTGAGGTATGGTGGTATCGGTGAAGTCGTAAAAATGTTTGGCTTTATCAACCTCAAATACGGCTGATATAGTCCCTTTTCGCTTAGGATATATATGTGAGAGGTCAAGGCTTTGCTCATTTACAAATCCGTTGTTTTGCGCATTCTTGATGCTTATAGATAGCCCTTTGTCGTCTGAAACGAAGTTTACGCCCTCATAGGTGTACTCTTGTGATTTGGGTAGTAATAGTTCTTTATTGCCGTACTTGGAGCGGTCGATATTACGGTCGCCCCCTTGTACGTAGAGGCGGGTGATATGGCTTTGCTCGGTGGTACGGCTTACACCTGTTTTAAAGCCTTTGCCTTTGCCGTATTGGAGAGGTAAGGGATTGTTTTTGAAATATTCTACTTTGTGAAGGTGTATGGTTTTGCCTATGATTTCGTATTCGGTTTCAAAGGCTTTGGCTATCATATCCAACGCTTCGAGGCAGTTGTTATGGTTGTAAGAAACGAGTTTTTCAGAGGCTTCTATACAATTACCTACTTGCCAGCCGCTATCTATCATATTGAGACAATCTACCAATATCTGAATATGGTAGCGCGGTGAGGCTGTGAAGGGGAATTTGAGGGTCTTATCGTTGGGGTTGCGGAACTTGTAGTTTTTGAGGTTTGCGCCCTCGCTGTCCATAGTGAGGGTGTACTCGAAGCTGAAGCTGTTATGTTTTACGATTTTAGCGGGCTGATTGAGAGTGTAGCGTTCGCCCTGAAACTCGCACCACGCACCGGTAGGAATATCGGTATAAGTAGGTAATAAAAAGTATAGGGTAAGGGTGTGTTCGCCCATTATAGAGCGATAACGGTAACTCTCATCAGTAGGAAGTATGTCAAGGCGGTTTGTATTAAAATTGATTTGCATAACTCTGAATTACAAGTGAGGCAAAGGTACGTTAGTATTGATAGGATATTAGCAAGGAGGTTTGACAATTATTTGACATTTTTATACAAGGGTGAGGGTAAGGGTAAATTCTACCTTAAGGGTATTGCCGATAAGCAGCGCGTTCTTGATGCTTGCCTTTTGGTAGATAGCGTTTTGCGGTTGGAATGTAGGGTATTTTATCACTCGTTCGCCTTGCTGGGTGAGGTGGTATAACAGTGCCTCGTAGAGTTGCCAAAAGGAGGTAAGAGGCTGACTGATATAGCAATGCAGGGTAAGGGTACGCTCTTTGAAAGTGTTAGCGTGTTGGGCGTATTGTACCCCTGCAAGGGTATTGCTGGTGGTGATGAGGTGCTCTTTTACTTCGTAGGTGGGCAGGAGTGTGTTTTGATTTTCCTCAAGTAGATAAATGCCATACTTGGATAGGTCTGTACCGTCCATAGTGAAGCCTGAAGGGGGCAGGGTGGCATTGGGGGCGGTGTAGGTGTAGCCTTGTAGGGGGGTGTCGTTGGCAAGGGTAATATCGGTAGTGATGTAGCCTTGTTCGGTTTTGGCTTTTTGAGCGGATACGAAGCGCAAGCGAAAGGTTTTGCCTAACTCTTCAAAATGAAAATCGTTATAGGTTTGTGCTGTTAGGAAGGTGATGAAGGACGCGTAATGGGTTGCCTTGCTGATGAAGGTGAGGGTGTACTGCTGGGTATCGAGTACTGGGGTGGTGGTGTCGTACTCTTTGCCATAGTACTCTGCCCAATCGTTTGAGGGTAGTTTTTTAAGCGGGGGGTAGCAAAGAATGTCCTTGTAGTTGGTGTCTAACAAATGGGTTTGGTAGGTGGTTTGTATGTAAGTGTTATTTATTTTCATATTTTTGTTGTTATTTAGAAATATTGTTGTATCTTTGCGGTGCAAAAGGGTTTTAAGAACTTTTGCCGCGAAGCGAGGGTTATAAGACTGTCAATTCGCTACCAGAGTAGAGCCTTAATAATCAGCGTAATGATTGTTAAGGCTTTGCTTATTTTAGGGTGTTTAGTTTTTTGATTACTTCTAAGTAGTTTGTTAGTAGTTCTTCTTTTGTAAAGGTTATTGCTTTATTTTGATGCACAAAGTATATTTCTTCTAACCAATTGTTATTTTTAAAGCTCATTATTTTGCCTTTTAGGTTTTTGGTAATATCTTGAGATTTCCAATCTTCAAAGTTGGTTATATCAAATACAACGCTTCCTTTCTGTGCATTAGCTCCATTTATTTGTTTTTTTACCTTATCTAAATGGCTTTTTATACTTGTGTATGAACTTGCTTCTTTTCTATCGGCAACAAGTCCGTTTATTTCGTATTCAGGGTTTTTGATTTGCACTATATTGCTATCTAAGTGGGGACGGATATTTACATTCTTTCCTAACTCATTGGCTATAATTTTAGCGGTTGCTATGTTCTTTTCTAAGTCTTTCTTATCGGCATAAGGACTTACTTGTACTATTGCCTTGTTCTTACCTTCATATATTTTTTTGTAGGGGGTATTGAGTTTTTGCAGCTCTTGTTCTTTTATTAAATTACTCGTTACTAACCCTTTATTAGCCTCAATAAAATAGGGCTTTGTTTTCCAATTCTTGAAGCGGTCTTTGTTATCGGATACCCATTGCTTGTAGTTGTTGGGTACTTCGGCTACGTAATTAGACGAACTTTCAGGAGGCAAAGCTTCATCGGCTTTGAGTTCCTTGATAAGCTCTTCATCGGTTTTTAACAGGGTGATGATATGGCACTTGCAGCCTACGTGCCAGCCGTGAAAGTGAAAGGTTTTGGGGTATTTTCCTTTCAGTTCATCGCACATATCATAGACTTTGTGCTGTGGTGATAGGCGTACCTCGAAGCCTACAATATCGGGGTTTTGTTGGATACGCAACCAATCGGCGGACTTATAGGCTACATTGATTTCGTTGCTGGTAAGGCGCAAAGCGTTTTTATAGGCACTTCGGTACACTCCTTGCCCAGGGTGATAGTTTTGAGCGTTCTTGCTTAATACAAGATTGCCATATTTGTCCCTAACTCTACGAAATAGGGTAGTAGGATTGTTCAATAGGTTGCGTATCTCACGGCTTAACTGTACCGCGCTTTTACCCTCCTCCAAGGAAACAGATAAGGCGAGTTCTAATTCTGTTTGTGCTTTTTTAGCAATGTCCCATACACGGTCGGAAACGGTAAAATCTTTAATCTTTCGTACTTTGAAGGTTTCAAGGGCTTCAAGGTTCTGGTACTTGGTTAGTCCTTCTCTTAGTAGCTGGTCCTGTTTGCTGTTTGCAAAAGCCCATTCTTTGGTGATGCCATCTTTGATGATTTGGTCTAATTGGTTGCTGAAATTAGCCAATTCCTTTTCAAAGGATTTCCCCTTTTTGGTGGCTGCAAAGGCAAATAGAGTGCTTGTGATGAGTTCTTTATAATCGGTTTTGAGGGCTATAAAGACGGCTGTACCTACAAGCTGATAAAACAATCGTTCTACCTGTTGTAGGTATGCCATTAGGTACTTTCTATGTTGCTCATCGTAGTTCATTAGATAGCGGCTTCATTGAGGTTATTATTCTCCTCGTCTTTGATTTGCTGTAGTTGGGCTTCAGGGTCGGTAATGCCGAAACGCTGCATTGCTTCACGCTGTGATATAAGAGGCTTGCCACCATTAGCTTCCATAAGGGTACGTATCATTTCGGTATCATCGTCAATATCAAATGGGGTAATGATAGGGGTAATATCTATATCTTTTAGTTCTTTTTCAAAGGGTAAATACATCTTTGAAAGGAAGGCTAAAATGATATTGATACGCCTTTGTAGGGCCGGTATAAATATAGCTTCATTGTCCTTAACCTTGAGGTGTGCGGGTAGCCACGCTAATTTACGCCCCACTCCTGATAGCATATTGCCTTTGCCAGCGTAGAACTCATCGGAAAGGTCGGGGGTGTGTGAGAACTCGTGTATATCACGGCGATTCATACTCATTTCTTTGTCGAAATTCTCATTGGCATTGGGTGGCACTACGAATTGCACATTACCCCCATCTGTTACCTCGAAGACTCTTCCGCCAGTGTTGTTAGCCGCTGTCTTTCCTTCTACTTTACCAGCTATCATTAGGATAGGTTCGCCGAATTTTTTGTTACTTTCGGAAAAATAGGTACGCTGCTCTTCGGCTATCTCAATAAGGTGCTGTACCGCTTCCCATTCGGGTTTGTCTTGTTGGTATAGCACTACGGGTATTTTGCCGATGATGTTGGGTTTTACCTCGGTAGTAGTTTGTCCGTTTTCAGTAGTGAAAGTATATACCTCCTCATTGGTAAATGCTTGTAAAATGGTCTTTTTGTTGTCTTTGGTAGTGCTTTCAACAGCAAATGATATAAGGTTATCGTTATCGTCAAAGCGTGGGTATAGCTTGTACTTTTCAGGTGATAGCACCTTGTGGCGCAATAGGAATTGAGAAGATACCCCATATTGCTCGTTAGGCTGCTCTTCTAAGTACCACAATTCGGCTACTTGAGTGTAACGCTTTACCTCTGTGCATAGCTTGCTGTCGGAAAAGTTCATTTTGTTTGCCTTGATGACTTCTTGAAAGGCGGTAAATAGCTTGCTATCTTCAGCGGTGTATTTGTAGGGTATGGCGGTTTGGAACATTGTGGCGATTTCGACAAT